TTCCTTAGGGGAACCCTTTGTCACGAGTAAATATAACAAACGGGATATACAGTTATGATATTTGACAATCACACAGTTCAAGAACTACTGCAAGGACTTGAAGCAGAAGTGGCCAAGAGCATCTCAGAACTTAACCACGCACAGCAAGACATTGAAAAAGCGCAGAATAGAAACAAATTTATTCTAGCAGTTATTCATCATTTAAAAACAAGGATATAAAGATATGACAACACTCAAACTTAGATTCCACCAACAAAAGGCACAGTCCAAATCTCGTAAAGACAGATTAGGAAATCCTATTGAATGGCATTTGACATTTGAGCAATGGTTACAGATTTGGACTGATTCAGGATTTCTACATTTAAGAGGAACCAGTAAAGGTCAATATTGTATGTCAAGAAAAAATGACATAGGACATTATGAGGTAGGCAATGTGTTTATACAAGCCAATGCTGATAATCGTAAAGATGCCTCTCTAGGAGTTAAACAACGCCCAGAGACTATTGCTAAAAGAATTAAAAGTAATACTGGCAAGAAACGCTCGCCAGAAATATGCCAAAAGTTATCCCAAGCATTTATGGGAAGAACACCTTGGAACAAAAAACTTGATATGGAGATTTTATAATGAATTTGAAGGACCTAGCGGCAAAACCCCAACTAATTAAAATCACTATTGATGACCAAGATATTGTGTCAATCTACGGTGAACCCCTTGACTTTTACACATGGGATCGCCAGCCTATGGATACATTCCTTAAAGTAGCGGCCAGTCCTGATAAGAGCTTTGGTGCGATGGCATCAGTGCTAAAAGACATGGTAATGAATGAAGATGGCACGCCTGCTATTGAAGATGGATATGTATTACCACCCAAGGTTATGATTGCCGTATTCAGCAAGATGGTTGAAACGCTGGGAAAGTAACTGGGGGTGAGTTTGATCCCAAGGGACCAGAAGTTTATGTGGCTGTAACATTAGATCAATTGGCACAAAGATATGGTCTATTGCCAAGCCAGGTATTACACACCGCAACAACATTTGATTTGGAAATTTTAGATATTGCCAAATCATATGAAAAGTATCAACACAATAAGGCCAATGGTGTAATGCCAGAGGTTAAACAGGATATATTGTTAGAAGCAATTAAAAAGGTGCAGAGCGAATGACTGTAAAATTTAGTATTCAAAACACGCAGTTCAAAGCCAAGTTGGCTGATCTAGCCACCATTCAACAGCTGGCTATGCCACAACTTGAAAAAGAATTTGTCAAGAATACTCCTATTGCAACAGGCAATGCCAAGGCCAATACACGCCTAAGTGGCCTTGTAATTGAAGCTGATTATCCCTATGCATTTGTGTTAGATGCTGGTCGTAGTTTCCGTGATGGACAAATGCGCGGATCAGAACAAGCCCCAGCAGGTATGAGTGAACCAACTAGAGAATTTGCCAAGAGGCTGATTCCTCAACTTATTCAACAATTAGCGAGAAAACGATAATGGCTGATATTAAAATCACCCTTGAACTGGACAGTCAACAATATGAAGGCAGTCTAAAGAAAGTAGATGCGGCTACCAATGCCACAGCTGAAAACGCCAAGAAAAAAGCTGGCGAAATGGGTGAAGCATTTGACAAACTACATGAACACCTAGAAAAACTAGCAGGTAAACTAGAAGGTATCACTGGCCTACTAGCAGGTGTTGGCTTTGCTGAGTTTATCAAAGGTGCTATGGAAGCTGGCACACAGGCTGTGGAGATGGGTGAGAAATTTGGCATCTCCACTGCTAAAATGTTGGAAATCAATGCGGCGGCTGGTGCGGCTGGCATTGGTGGTGAAAAAGTAGCCAACATGATGAACAAGATGTTGGTGTCAGCACAACAGGCATCAGAAGGCAATCTCAAACTACGCGATGCACTTAATCAACTGGGCACATCAACAGACTACCTAAGAACACACGATGCTTCAGAAGCCTTTGACAAGCAGGCTCACGCACTTGCCGCCATGGAAGATCCTGCTAGAAGAGCTGGTCTAGCACAAGAAATATTTGGCAAAGCCGCACGAAGCACCAACTGGGTTGAACTTGCAGGCCAATTAGACAAATATCGTGACACACAAGATCAATATGCTGAAGCCGCAGAAAAGGCCAAGGCAACCACTATCGCATTTAATACATTTGTCACAGAATTAAAATTATCAGTGTTAGAAGCACTAGAACCATTTCAACCATTTATTCAAGCATTCCTTAACAGCAAAGTAGCCATTGACCTAGCTCTAGGAGCCATGGCTGGACTGGGCGTTATTGCTGGCATTATTGGTCTTTATAAAGCATGGACTATGGCTGTTGAAGCCTATAGACTAGTTCAAATTGGAGCCAACCTAGCATTAGGTGCTTTTGAAGCCTTATGCAGTCCTGTGGTATTAGCCATTGCAGGTGTTGTTGCCGCATTGGCAACCTTATATGTGGCCTATGAAGTGGTCACAGGCAAAGTCAGTTCATTCTCAGAAGGATTCAAACAACTGGGCAATGATATTGGCAATATGGCTGGGTCTGCATTTGACAAACTAACTGGCCTAATCAACAAGAACACAGATGCTTTAGATAAAAATAAAAAAGCTGGCCATGAAGCAGGTGCGGCTGTGCTTACAGGTGGCGATCGTGATATGAACGCCAAAGGTCTTGCTGACCTAGAAAAAATGTATGCACAAATGACGCTTAATAATGATCTAGCTGTACAGCGTCTAGAAACAGAATTAAAATATGTCAGTGCCAGCGATGCAGTTCGCGCGGCCAAGATGCAAGAATTTGATACTGATGCCAAATACCAAAGAGATATTCTAGCTTTCCAAGAGAAACGCAAAGCCCTAATGGCAGACACTACTCGTGGTGCTAGTCATAGCAAAGAAATCGCTGAAATTGATCAAATGATTGCTAGTCTGCAGAATCAAAAGGAAAAAACTGCTGAATTAAAACAGGCCATTGTTGAAGGAACTCATGCACGCCAAGAAGCATTGGCATTAGAAAAACAACTACAAGGTCTGGCTAATGAACGCTTGGCCCTAGAAGAAGAATTTAATGACTATACCATGACTGCTGATCAACGCAAACTAGAAGTCTTGGATATTCAATTGAGAAAACAAATTGAACTTATTCGTGCGAGATTTGCGGCTGATCAAGGAACTAACGATCAAAGTCAATGGAGCACCACTGCTATTGAAAAATACAAGGACGAAGTTGATCAAGTGACCACTTCAATGGGTAAACTTAAAGATCAAGCACAGAAAAATATTGCACAGTCTAGAGATTTTGGTGATAATTGGACCAGAGCTATGAACCAATATCAGTCTGATGCAACCAATGGTGGTAAGATTGCTGATGATGCATTTAAATCATTTACATCTAACACAGAAAAGTATTTTGAAAGCCTAGCAACAGGTGGTAAAATGACCTTTAATGATTTGATGAATGCAGTTATTACAGATATCATCAAAATGGAGATCAAAGCCGCAACATCAAGCCTATTCTCTATGTTTGGAACACCAGGTGGTGCAACTTCACAAGGTAGTGGACTATTAGGAGCGATAGGCGGTCTATTTGGTGGCGGACATGCCATGGGTGGATCAATTCCAGCAGGACAAATTGGACTTGTGGGTGAACAAGGTCCTGAATTAGTTCGTGGTCCTGCCGCAGTAACCAATGCCAATCAAACAGCGGACATGATGGGCAGTCAAACCACACACAACTACAATATCAATGCTATTGATGCCAAGTCAGTGGCACAGTTATTTGCTGACAACCGTATGACCATGTTTGCCATGAATGAACAAGCTCGCCGCGAACTACCAATGAGGACTAATATATAATGGCTGGACTACAAAGAATAATCAACGCCTGTGAAGAATTAAACATAGATCGCCGCCGTGTGTTAGGTGTGCAGTATACACGCTCTGAGATTGCCAAAATAGGTGAAACACCCACACGCAATCCATGGCGCTTTAATCTTAAGATATCAGCGGCTCTACCCTATAGCACCAACCGTGATCTATTAGAAACTATTGATTGGTTAGATCGCAGATACACAGAAGACATTGGCTTTTCAACAGCCAATGGTGCCAGTGCAGGCCTAGCCTATATGTTTGCCTATCAAGGACTGTTAAACTCAACAATACAGGCACAAATTACTGTGAATTCATTTTCAGGCAATCAATTGACCTTAAACATTCCTAATAGTGTTGTCACAGGCACAGTTGTTTTCAAACAAGGTGACCTAATACAGATCAAAGGTTATAGCCATCCTTTTACAGTAGTAGGACCAGCCGCCAATTCAGGAGTTATTACACCTGGAGATGTTACCGTGACCACAACAGGCACATTAACAGTGACCACACATCGTCCTAATTTCTTTCCATCAACTATTAACTTGTCAGGATTAGGCTTAAACTTTGGCAAAGATTGCCTGTTTAAAATGTTTAGTCCTAACATGCCTACATACAAACTAGTGCCAGGTGGATCTAATGCTATTATCCAATGGACTAGCGATTTCCAACTTTATGAGTATACTGGAGAAATCTAATGACATATTTTACAGCAGGAATTGATGCGGCCCTAGCCAGTGCTAAAATCACTGATGCTGAATTCATTAGAATTACAGTTTACAATCCCACAACATCAGCTGGCACTACCTATAGTTTTTCATCAAGCTATCGTGCTGAAACAATCACTGACCTAGATGGCGTTTCAACTACATCAACTAATTTTACACCCCTTGGCGGTCTAGTAAGTGTAAGTGGACATCAGCGTGATCTAATGGCCACCAGTTATGACACCACTATTACTTTAATTGGTATTGATCAAACACAGATTAAAAATGTTTTAGAAATTGGCCTTAATCCTGATCTATCAACCTATCACGCAGGACTTAAAGGCAGTAAGATTCAACTATGGCGTGGCTTTTATGATACGCAATATCAATTAATAGACACACCACAATTAAGATATACAGGCATTGTGACCAGTTATCATATCAATGAAGATCGCCAAAATCAAATTGATACTTTTACACTGAGTCTACAATGTTCAAGTTATAAGTCAGTATTAGAAAACAGATTTGCAGGTCGTCACACCAATGGTGCTAGTTGGAACAAAAACATTCCACCTAATTATGATGCTAATGGTATTCCACAAAATGCGGCCTATGATGCCGCTATGGATCGTGTGCAGGCAATATCTGGCACAACATTCAATTTTGGATTACCAACAGGAAACGCATGATAAGACAGGCCACAATCTCTGATACAGAACAAATAATTGCCATGCTTCATCGTTATAAGGCCGCAAGTCCATTAGCTTGCCACGCAACAGCCACAGACGACACAGCAAGACTAATTATTAAAACTATTTTTGAAAAGAATAATGGCATCATTTTAGTCAGCGAAGATCCAGCCAAACAATTAAATGGAATGTTGATAGCTATTAAGAATATAAACATTTGGGATCATACGGTATTTTGTATGAATGAACTTTGCTATTGGGTCAATCCAGAAGCCAGAGGATCATCAGCAGGATATAGACTGTTAAAGACCTATTGTGAAATTGGAGACCTAATGAAGAAAGACAATGAAATTGCCTATTACACAGTAAGCAAAATGGTAACCAGTCCAGACCTAAACTATGAGCGTTTTGGGTTTGGCAAATTAGAAGAAATGTGGAGTCAATAATATGCCAGCCGCACTGATAGCAGGAGCATTTTTCGCAGAAGGTTCGTTCGCATTTGCGGCCACAGCCTTTGCAATTCGCGTGGCAATGACCTTTGCCATAGCCAGTTTAGTCAGCAAGAATCAACAGCCTAATGTAGCCGCAGGAACAGCCGGTGGTGAAATCATGCTTCAACCCTACACAGACAATAAACTGCCTGTGGTATATGGTGACAGCTTTGTTGAACCTATTATTGTTGATGCCATCCTAAGCGAAGACAATCAAACCATGTGGTATGTATTGGCCTTTAGTGAATTGACCAGTGGAACCACACATTTTGAAGAAGTTTATTTCAACAGTAAACTTCTAATGTTTAACACAGCCGCAGAAGGTAGCATGAATGAAATATCAGGTTGGTGGACTGTGCCCAAGAAACATTCAAAGATTGGTGGCACTATCACAACCAATGTCTCAGGTAAGATTGGCATGTATTTTTATGCCAGTGATGCAAATGGCAATATTTCACCAATCCCACATCGTTGTTTTTCAATGCCAGACCCAACAACTGGCACAGTCTATGATGAATTAAGAACAACAGATGTTTCAGCATTATCAGTCTTGACTGATGGTGCTATTGATCCTAGCCTACAATGGACATCAGCTGACAAGATGACCAACTCAGTGTTTGCCATTGTGAGATTAAACTATGATTCTAAATCTGGGGTAACAGGTTTACCAACTATTAGAGCTAAATTGTCAAATACACTAAAAGCACCTGGTGATGTAATGTTAGATTATATGACCAACTCTAGTTATGGTTGTGCTATTACACTAGATCATATCAATACTGCCAGCACGGCATTAATCAATAGTCTATCAACCGCTCCCCTTA